ACATAGTATCCTTCAGACTCTAACTCTTTAATCCTTTTGTTTTGTATCTGTTGCTCTGTCATCCCATAAGTTGTTTTCTGTTAAATATGCTGGATTCATCATTGGAATCCACATTGACTGTGGCTTACCAAAAACCCAAATTGTTTTAAGAGTCTCTCCTAATGTTTCTTTTGTTTCTTCTGTCATTTTTTTCCGTTTTTTTTCCAATCAATCCAAAAACCCACACCTACAATAACGTGCAAAAAAATAGATAAAGAGTATTCGTATAGATTATGCCAAGAGGTAAAGTGTAAGTGTACGTGTCCTATTATCCAAAAAGGTATAGCCATTTGTTGACTGTACCAAATTAAAAAAAATTTCACAAACCTCATTTGTTATCTCTTTTAAAATGTCTCAATGTATAATCTTTCTTTTTGGTAACAGCTTTGTATATATCTTTTTCAATACCACCTTTAGCAAATATCCAATATACATCACTCTCTAATCTTTCTTTAGTTGTCATTCTATCTCTTGACTGCCAATAGCTTGTAGCTGAAAAATCTATATTGTAATACACCAAAGCTTCAGCGTTTTTTAAACTGATCCCTTCACGACCACTTACTATCTGTAGAGCGATGCTTTTTTTTGTGGTATTGAATTCCTCCAACTCTGTACACAATTGATCTCCATAAACTTTTTTTAATGCGTTAAGCTCTTGCTTAAATTTATAAAAAATTCCAACCTTTACATCTCCAAAGTTGTCGTTAATAAACTCAGCTTTGCTTAAATCCAATATCATAGAGTTACCAGACTCAAATTTTACCGTTCCAGAATACATTTGATGTAGCTTCATCATTAGTTTTACTGCTGTATCAGCCAATATAACGTCATCAGTACCCTCTACAACTAAATCTTTTTTTAATTTGTTAGCTAATTGGTATGTGATAGGATTCATTTCAACCTCTAACACATGTTCTTTGGTCTCTACCTTAAAACCAGCTTCTTTTTGAGTATAGGATAGTGTATATGGTTGCATTTTTCGTATAATTTCTTCTGAACCATCACTATAATCTCTGATACTGAATCCACCAATAGGTCTTATTTTTATTTTAACGTAGTCCTCACAGAATCTGTAAAAACTTTTGTATCCGTTAAAAGGATTTTTAGGTATTGCGTAGACTTGATGATACATTTGACTGTAAGACTCAGGTGTTGGTGTTCCTGATAATAGTATTACATAGCATTTGTTTTTAGCTATAAGACTTTTTACTTGCTTGGCTCTCTTACTTGGTTTTGGAAATGCTCCCATACAATGAGCTTCATCCAAGACAATCATATCCCATCCCTTTTGATCTATCTTGTGTAATGACTCGTAGTTTATTACAGTAATTTTGTAAGAAGGATTTAATAGTTTGTAATCGTCTTCTATACTGCTTATTGCTTTCTTTTTAGTGATAAATAAAAGGTTTGATACTGGCAAAAGCTCACTTACACCCAAGCTCGTGAGAGTTTTACCAGTACGCACCTCCATTGCAAGATACACAAATTTGTGTACCTCCAATAAAGGTAATGCCTTGTTTATCATTTCTAATTGATAGGTTCTAAATTCCATATTAAAAATCAAAGTTACCGTTAGTTTCTAATTCATGCTTTGTTCTGAATCGCAACCATCTACCATGCTGGTCTCTATCAGCTTCAGGTTTACACTCATATTTAAACAAAGAGTATGCTTCAAGCCACTTGTTAAACTTAGTTCTTGAAACAGTCATTTTTGATTTAGGTGCAAAATCAGGATTATCTTCAACAAAGTCTAAATACAAATCGTTCTTATAAACCTTTCGACCTTTAACTAATTTATCATTAACATTGTTACTTCCAATTAATCCACACCACTCCAAAAACTCATGACATGTTCCAGCGGATAGCTGTCGTATTTTTAGGTTTACAAACTTAGACTTAATTAATCCATGCATCATGTATTCTTGTAGGCAACCAATCATGTAGTTGTCAAACTCACACCACTCATCATCATCCCACTCGCCAAACATAAGTTTGCCAAACTCCTTCAAAGGGGTTAAGTCTTTAGTGTAATGCTGTGCTAATTCCAATTCCCATTTTCTTCTTGCAAATGACGAACCTTGTCCTTTGATTGCGTAATTTGTAGTTATAGCAATTTTTGGAGATTTGCTAAATGGAATCTTAATAGCATCCTTATTTTTTTTCTCCAATACCAACCCCTCTGTTATAACACTAAATAGTCTCTCAAAATCAAAATGTTTTTTAACATCATCAAAACATAAAATCTGAGTATCTACACTTACAGTTTGATAAGCAAAACTTTTCTCAAAATTAAATGACTTACCATCTATAAATACTAACTTCTTCATATGACTTAAAGCGTTCATAAATAAGCCCTTTCCTGTTCCACCTTCAGGATTGTCAGAGATAACCTCATCATTTAAAATTACTGCTGGACAATAGGAAAGATTTTTCCATTGGTGTAATAGATATCCTATTGTAGACTTCATAGATTTTATTCTACTATCATCCTGACCACATATGTTAGTTATAAACTGCTGGTAGTCACATCCATCTCCATCACATAACCGAAAGTTTCGGTCAATTACATGGTCTTTCCAAACGTATCCACCTAAATCTAAATAATCAATTTTTACAACTGAATCATGTTTTACTTTAACAGCTCCATTCTTGTAGTAAAGATATGCAGTGTCTTTGTTGTCCTCAATAAAATAAACATCTATAGAAGATAGTAAAGTTAAAAACTCTTCTCTAAAATAGCGAGTATGCTCTGCGAAATAATTATACACTGACAAGTCATCTACCTCCAGTAAATAATTTAAAATAAAGTCTTTAATTTCTTTTTCTGATGTATGGTCAATAAGGTTGTTTGTTACTTTTACAAACACATAATTCTTACTGCCTTCAGGATTAAACTTAAAAAATCCACTCTCTTCTAAAAATTGTTTAAACAGTATGTGTACTATTTTTATAACTCCTTTGTCGTTCTTGGTCCAAAACTGGTTATTAGCATTTTCTTGATCAAGTCTTGATATTACATTCTCTATTGTCGTAGGCTCTACATCAGAGTTCTCAAGCTCAACTCTGATATCTTTTTTTGACACACCACGCTTTAGCTTCATTCTGACGTTGTTTACCTTGTCCTCGTCTTCGTAGTACTTAGTTCCAAAGTTATGCTTCTGTGCGTAAGCGCTTTCAATAGTTCTTTTTATCTCGGACTGTGTAAATGTTTTTGTTCTGTAGTTCATTAAAACAGATTCTGCTAAAGATTGATACACACCAAAGTCATTAAAAGCCGCAGCTAAAACATAAGCATTGTTATTTCTCTCTCCTTCATTCATTGGGAACTTTTTATTCCACCACTTCACGAGAATATCTACTATCTTATTTTCATCTGTAACTGGTATTGTAGGAATGTCTGAGTGCTTATTAACTTCTATGTATTCTTGCTCTTCAATTTTATCCCACAAACTTGACTGAGCATTTATGTGAATTAGGGGATCATAAGACTCATAGCACACTCGTGAGATGTTTTTACATGTCTTATCAAAGTATTCGCTGTCGTAATAATTTTGAAGGCTTAGAAAGTAGCTTTTGTGATTATCTGCTATTGGTGGTATTTTTACTAATGCTTTTAATCCATTTCCACTTGGAGATATAAATACACAATAAATGTACTTGTCTTTAGATAGCCTTTCTTTTTCTTGTAATAAATCTCTATTAGACTTGTAACCATCAAAATCTAAACAAATAAATCCACTGTGTTTTTTCAAAGCGTTATCTGCTCTCTTTGAGAACTCCCCACTAAAGCATATTGCTGGTAGCTTTTGTTTTAGTATGTTTCTGTTCTCTTTGTCTTTTTCTGCACGTATCTTTTTTACTATGTCTTTTGAAGCCCCCTCTTGTATCCTCGTAAGTACTAAATTTATGTTTCTGTAAAAAGGTCGTGATGTCTGTTTAATGTCTTTAAATAACGTAATGTCCATTTTATGTCGATTTTATGTCGTTTTTTAATTATCTAAATTCTTGTATTCTAACTACTTATATTCTTTAATGTTAGTAATGCTAATAATAATATAAAAAGTATAGATAATAATAGTTGATTAATAATTTTTACTATAGAGTTCAGTAAAACCCTTTAAAAGTGACATTTGTCACAGTTTATCGCCAAGAAAAGGGGCAAAAGCCCCCTTTGTCTTAGTGATGTGTAGTTGTTTAGAAGGGGTTATCCTCTTCAGTTTTTTTCTCTTCAGTTTTTGCTTCAGGCTTAAATGTGTCGATAGCCACGTAATGTGTTTTTCCGTACTGGTCTACCTCTCTTTTTTTCTGAACAATTAATTTAACGTACTCTTTGTTGTTGTACTCGAACTTCCAGTCTTTCGGAAGATCTGATAAACACACAGATATTGCTACTTGGTCTCCTTCAAACTTTGATTTTCCACTTCCTACATAAATTTTCTCAATTGAATCACTCATCTTATTTAATTTTAATTGTTTGCTCCATGTGGTTTAATGTAGATAACATAATATTATTTTTATGTTCTACGCTGTTACAAGACATTGGAACTTCTATCCACATAACAGATTTTTTTGGTGTAAATTTCAGTAGCTTATAATATTTGCTTATGAATGTACGAATGTATATCTTCAGTTGCTTCATTGCTAAAATATTTTTGATAAACCTCAACAGCTTGTTCTACTTTTTCTTGCCCTCCTCTTAAAAAAGAATCAGAACATTCAAAAATACCTAATCTTGCTGTACGCTTATCTATTACTAAAAAAATTAATGGCTTACCAAAGAGTCTTTGGTATACATAGGCTTGACTATCATAGTTATAAGTCTTGGCGCTATACATAAATTTATCTATGTCTCCACTGGTTTTTATGTCCACTAACAAACCCTTGTTATGGTTTACAATATCAGCTTTACCCTTCCAGTCTAAAGACATAATCTTTTGTATCTCTGGAACTTCAAACTCATTTCCATCATCATAAATATAATCAAACATCTCCATGTTAGAGGTCATCTTAGTGCATAAAAAATCAAGGTGTTCCCTTTCTTTTGATAGTAACAACATCTCCCCAAGTGAGTTCTCTAATGCTTCTTTGTACTTAACAGAGTTTCTTGATGTAACATCAACCTCAATAAAATTGTCTATTTTTTGTGGCTCTAATATTTTAGTGTGAAAATATCTTCCTTCCAACATTGGCTTGGTCATCTCCTGATTAACTCTAAACTGCGTTGGATTTTTTAACAGCTTTCCTATGTCGGAATTCGATAAGTACTGCTTACCGAACTCCCCATAGTATTTAGAGTCATCTTCAAGGTGTTTTAAGATCTCTGATTTATCCATTTTTTATAGCTTTAGCAAGTTCCTTTTTTACAACAGCTTTCATGTTGTACTTAGTTTCTAATCTTTTAGCAATCTCCTCAAGACCTAAAGATTTATTTTTAGCAACAAAAGAAAGAACCTTTACCCAGTTTGTATCTCCAATATCTAAGGTAATAAGAGTTTTAACTTTCTCTGCTTTAGGAGGTGTTGCAGTCACGTTTGTAGTCTCTACTAAATCCTCTCCAGCATACAAGCTTAATCCAAGTCCATGCATTGCAATAGCTTTTGCAGTTGCTCTTTGGATTGCTGTGTTTACATCCATGGATGTGATTTTATCTACAGTAATTGATTTCTGTCTGAAATCTTTAATTGGAAGATAATCAATATGCTCAATATTGTTTACTATAATACCAACCTTTACATAACCAGTTACACCATCAGTGAACCAGTTTAGTCCAGTCTCAGGAGATTCGTAAACATTTCTTTGTGCATCTGAATGCTCTAATTTTAGGTATGCCCATGCATTAGCCCATGATAGGTAATCGAGATTACCTTTTTTCTCAATTTTGCTTTTTACGTTTATCGCAACCAGCTTTTCAAAATAACTTTTCTCTGTACTCATTTGATTTGATTTTAATTAATAATTGATTTTAACTTTAACTGAAGCTCTGCGTATTTATGCAAGGCTTGTTCTCTTTTGTTTTTTAGATTTTGAATGTGTTTGTCGTTTTTACGAGTATTAACTTCATTCTTGATTTTATTTTCTATAAGCTCCAGCTTATGTAAGCAATTTGATATTCCTAATTTTATACAGCCCACGTTCCATCCACTTTCTTTAAAAAAAGAATACTCTATTTGAGTACACTCAGTGTAGTAATCCCCACCTTTAGTTGTATTCATTATTCTAATTTCATCACTGAATTTATGAATCTTAACACCCATCTTCATTACATTAAATCCTATAGGCTGGTCACTAAAAACTGGCTCATTTTGATTCATTGCCTGATGTAAGATTTCTTTTAACGTGTACATACTAATTGTGTAAAATTTCAGTAATAAGATTCTTGTAGTCTGAATCTCCATCTATTAATTCTTTAGCTTTCTTATAGCTGTAAATAATATTAGAATGCGTCACTTTGTGACCATTCTCTTCCATGAATCTCTTTATATATGAAACTCTAATTGGTCTTTCCATACACAGATAATAAAGCATCTGTCTTGCATCTACAATGTCTCTTCTTCTGTTCTTTTCAAACATCTCATCTAAAGTGATGTGAAATTTCTTAGCTATTGCTTTAGCGTAAACATCAAATATATCTCTTTTCATTTATTTGGTTTTTAGTTTGATTAATTCAAACTGCAAGTGATCTATTGCTTTCTGAATATCTTCATTAGGATTCTCGTGTTTACTATATGCTCTTAGTATGTAAGTACATGCAGTTCCTAAATTGTAATTTAGATTAAAATTTGTCACTACCTCGATGGCAGTGTAGTTGTTGTCTCCATCGTAATAAGAGGGTGTATCAACTTTTACTTCTTCTAATGTATTGGTGCTTGTCCAATGTTGTCTGTCTATTGCCATTACGTTATGTTTTGTACCACAAAAACCCCCACATTTCTGTGGAGGCGATTGTTTAAATCAACTACAATTCAAACTGGTTAGATACCTAAAGGGACTTCATCCTCTTCAATCTCTGTAAATTCTGTGTACTCAATTTCTTCTGTTTTCAATTCTTGCTTGTCCTTGTTAGGATTAAATGATAGGAAAAGCTCTCTTAATTCAATATAGTTTTTTGTCATGATTTTATTAAACTTTAGTTATACTTGGTTTGTAAAGATACTATAAATACATAGTAACTAAGCTATGTTTTTTAAAAAAGATACGACAACGTACCCAAGAAGATATGATGTCGTACCCAAAAATACTTGTTATTGCCCATCTATGAATTGCTTTCCAGCACCATGTTTACAAATTCGTCCACATGTATTTTGTGTGCGTAATCATGCTCTTCTTTCATAGCATGTTCTAACTCCTCTCTATCGGTTTCTTCTTCAAAATTGTAATATAGATTTTCCATCCATGAGCCAACATCATCCACGTATCTACTCTCGTGATAGGTCATTTCTTTGTGGTCTACAATTCCTTTTTCATTAAATTCAACTATACCAGCAAAATCGCAACCACACTCATCATACTCCATATTAGCAGTCAGGTTGTAGTAAATACAAATCTGCTCAACTAAGCTTATTGGTGGACTCCAAGCACTATCTCCAGCAATCGTAAAGTCATCAGCATCATCATAATTGTAACTCTTTAAGCAAAATTCCCACCATTTTGTTCCATAGGTGTAACACATTTGATAACGCTCTATATTCACATGTCTTTCCTCCAAAACTTCAAGGCTATCTCCAACCTTACCCTTGTCTAAAACAAAGTCTCCAAACTCTGTAAAGTAGTTTGTTTTGTCATACTCCTTGAACTTGTTTTTTAATTTTTTAAGCTGTGTAGCATCTCCATTAAACACTACGTGATTCCAACAATTGTTTGCCATTTTATTTAATTTTAATTATTTGACTTATGTCGTGAATAGGGGAGAATCGAACTCCCCAAGCACCATGCTATTCTATTGTTATTATTAGTAGCTTGATTCAACTACAACCACATTGTCTTTCACAATAATTTGACCAGTATCTTCCCACTCTTCTCCTCGCCACTCTACCTTACCACTAATCTCTACGTCCCATACCTTGAACACATACTTAATTAGATATTCTAACCACTCCACGAACTTGTAGAATTTCTCTCCCTCATCCCATTGGAGGTATAGTTTCTCATCAGAACTTTTATTGTATGTGGTGTATCCCCATTCATTTACTATTTCCCATTGTAACCATATAGATGGTTTACCATTTGGTTGATAGCCATCCTCATGTCTCTCGTCGTGAAACTTTTTGTATACTTTAAGCATATCGTCTGTAAGAGGTTTATTGAATTCAAATCTTCCTCTAAAATCTGTAGTGTATCCCATATCGTTTTATTTTATTTTTATTAATGATTTGTTAATGCGTAATACGAATTGCTGTAGCTCGTAAATTTCATCACTACCAATTCTGTCGCTCCAACCCAGCATTTCTTTTATCTGAGTTCTTAAATCTATCATGTCCAATTTCATGGTCTTGATTGTTTTTTGAGATTCCATGTAGTCTCCCATTAGAGATGTTATTTTGTTAAAATCTCTGTCTTTTTGTGTTTCCTTGTAGCTCATCTTATAATTGATTTTTATTTTGGCTTAATTGCCTTTACCACCAAAAACCCACTCCGTTTTGGAAGTGGGTTTGGCTTATTAAGGGATCTGTTTAATCGTTCTTATTTTCTTGTACATATTCATACAGCTGAGTTGATATCTGTGTCTCTAAAAAATCATAGTAGAAAGTTGTAATATCCTCTCCATTTAAGAACACTTTAGTAACCTCTAACTCATCCTCTGGAGGCGATTCATAATCTCCATCATCCCAGTAGTAATCGTAATGGATTTCTAACTCATATGCGAACGCTTCTGTAATCTCGTAAACTCCTTGTATCTTCATATCTCAAAGTCTTTAGTGAATGTCCAATCGTAGCATCCATATCCATGATTAGTTGTGTAGATGTATCCAAGTGATACAAGTTTAGATACAATCTTATTTGCGTGTGCTTGAATTACATTGTCGTAAACTCCACCACTATTGTCTCCCAAATAACCACTACTTACTTTTGCATAGTTATCCTTTTCTAATGTCTCGATGCATCGAGATGCATAGTCTTTTACTTTTTGAATATCTTCTGTTGTCATAATTTATCTATTTATTGTGTTATAATTTCCAGCCCTTGTGGAGCAACCTCTATTGCTACCACATGACATTAAATTAATTAAAATTAATATGGCAAATGATATTGCCATTACTCTACTAAATACTTTAAATGATTTCTTCATATTATAATTGGAATTGGTTTAGTTTTTGCTTGTTATTACCCAGTGGTTTATGACCTTCCAAATCAGCAATAATATCGATATTTTCAAATATATCTTGATTGATATTGTCTCCAGTCATGACCTCTTCTAAGACATATAAGGCTTCTTCATCACTTACATCGTAGCTTTGTTTAACGTCATCTACGTGCCATAAATTTGCTGTAAAATAACCTTGAGATTCAAGGTATTTTTTTGCTGTGTCAATCTTTGATAATCTAAATTCTTCTGTAAGTTTTCCCATTATAATTGATTTAATTTATTAATACTATCACTGAAATCTACTCCAGCAATCACATTGGATTCTGATTCTTTACATCCTTCCATTTCTACCCATTGGTCGTAAGTTCTGTAGGTGGTTCGGACATGAATAATAGACTCTAATGACTCTATGCTTCTGCCATTGATATTGCAGACTAATCGCATTTCTTCTTCGGTTGCGATGGTAGTTACATCGTCCCATACTTGATTGAATTTTGATGTTTGATACATGATTATATAGTTGATTAAAATAAAGGCTTAATTGCCTTAGATACTGGAGCAGGAATCGAACCTACTTTACAACCATTCCAGCTGGACAGCATGTGCTATAATTTACTGCTGTAGTTCAAAGTTATCCACTCACACAGCTTTGCTTGATTACCTCCATCTAACTCCATGTAAAGCTTAAAGAAATTCAATGTACCTCCATAGGAATTACGCTGGTTTAAATTAGCCCATTTGGATGCGATGTGATTACACATGCTGGTGTTATCTGACCATACTTGCTGTATCCAGTTGTGAGGGAAATTGTTAGCAAAATACATGAACTCAGTTATCTGCTCCACACCACTTTCGATAGGAGCTGTAGAGAACTCGTTTTTTATGCTTCTGATTCCATTTGATTTTTGCTCTCCTTTATTAAAATCTTCAATGGTTTTATATTCCGTTTCAAACATATTGTTATGCTCGTAAATAAGTTCCATAATTTCTGCTTTAGTTAGAAACTGCGTAGCATCTTTATCATCAGATTCACGATATACATACTGGTGTGTTATTGTGCATCCTTCACTGCTGTGTGTGTTTCCTTCTTCATCCATGTCTTGATACCATTCTGTCCATAAGTACAGCTCTTGCTCGTACGCATCTGATAGGATAAAGTCATCTGAATAAAACCCCTCTTTACCACCTATTCTCAGGTATTCATTTTTGTGGTTTTTCTTTAGCCATAGTAATAGACTTGACTCTCTATTAATGGTTTCTCCAGTATGCAAAAGGTATCCTTCATGCATTCCTTCTCCAGTAATAATACATGTTCTTGGTGCTTTGTTTGAATTGCTCATAATTGTAGTTTAATTTTAAATTAAGTTAATACGCTTCACAGCGTTTCATCGTTACCGAATCATCAGTTAACTGGGTTATATTCTTGGTACAAAATGTTCATCTTCATAAATCAATCCAATGAAATCGTGAAGGATATCTTCATGCGAGAATTGTGATTCCTCATTGAATAATCTACCAGCCCATTCTTTATTGTACATTATAAATACTGCACAAACACCAGTCTTGTTTAACCTCTGCTGGTCGGCATAATGCTCAAGTATATTGTTTGGTATTAAGTCTTGTAATTGTTGTGTTCTTTCACACATTTCTGTGGCTCTAAATCCATCCATAATTCTTATTGTTTTGTTATTATTATCATTCCTTTTTTGCCAATCCATTTGTCAATTATTGATTTGCTCTTAGCATTTACAAAATCTAAATCTAAAAACATTGCAATCCCTAATGCTCTATTCATGGCATAATCATACACGTTCGTAGTGTTAAACAATTTGCCATTTACAAATACTTTATAAGTACTTGTTTGTTGAGTAACAACTTTACCATTTACTGATTTTGTAGTTGTTCCATCTTTCCAGTTAATTTCCATAATTATTGTTTTTAATTGATTATAAATTCTTTTTGATAATACTGCCATGCCTCTTCTATTGTATGCATTCTGTTTCGGTACATTGCATCTTGAGATGACCAGTAACTGGTAGCATCTGTTTCTGTTTTAATCACGTTATCAGATTCAATCCATTTCTCGAATCTGATTCTGTGTAATTTCCATGTAATTTCCATAGTCATTTGATTTAATATAATTCTGATTTCTCGATTTGTTTTACCTCTCTTGCTGGTAGCTCACTGGTATAATCTAAGTATCTGTCGAAGGTCTTTTGACACTTCTTGTCCCAAGCATTATAGTTCTTTTCATTACCAGCACTATCAGAAATGTTACGTTGTCTGTCAGCCTCATTGTGTTGTGTTAACCAGTAAATTGCCTTGTTCACTTTTGCTTGATGTTTCTTGTTTAATGCTATCATGATTAAATTGGATTAGATGTTACGAAATAGCTTAGTGCTATTACATTCTTTTTTACTTGGTCTAATTCGTACAGCTTCTGTGCTGTCTTGATTAATGCACAATCGATGCGCACATACTTGATTACTGATTTTGGTTTACTCATTGTAGTTGAATTTAAAGTTAAGACGCTTCACAGCGTTTCGTCCTATATGGACTCATCAGTTAACTATTCTTAATTAGGTCTAAATGATGTTTGCCATAATACCTATCAAATAGTTCCCACGCTTCCGACTCACTACAGTCGTTCTTCCAAAACTCAGTGCAATGCATTAATCTACATCCTACAACCTCGCCTATCCCAAATGTAGCGTGTACTATCTCGTGCAATACTACTTGAGTAAATCGATTTACATTAATATATTTCTTGTTGAAGTGTATAATGTTTTTACCAAGATATGCATAGGCACACGCATCTGTATTTTCACTTACTATCCTAACCTCAATACGTGGTATACGATAACCTCTTCGCTTTATGTTGTAAAGTTCGTCCATCACTTTTCTTCTCATTGCATACACATTGTCATCCATTTTTAACATCTTACCACCTCTTGCAGCTGTGTTTTTTAAAGCTCTTGTTTTTCTCATTGTAATTGAATTTAAAGTTAGTCATCGGCATAGGTTTTGCTCCTACATTTTTAGTATGATATCCTCATAGGATAATACCGATAATTTGGTGTAGATTTCACTCTCAAGACTCGCACGTTAACTCCATCGACAGATGGTTAAGATATGGTTAGATATATCACAGAATTCTCAGTTAAGGAATAGCCAATTTTTTATCCTTGAAATCATTTCTACTTTTATGTAATCCCTATGAACACCTTAGTGCTAACTACTTCGCTTGATAGATATGGATAGAGAGATAATCTTAACGGAATCGTTAAATGATTGATTATCAGCAGTATGCAGAAGGCATAGTTAAAGTAACACTTTAGATAACGTGTTGTAACTGCTTGATTCTCAGTAGTTTAGGTCAGAATGTCAATGAACATGAGGATTTCCTCTCGACAAATATAAGCTTTTATATCCTAATACTACTATAACTTGTCAATAAAATGTCAATAAAGATTGTCTATTAGCTGATACACTGCCCTCACTACTTTATACAAAAGATATAATCCTGTTATAAGCGTAATACTTACCAGCTACTTAAAAGATGTTGACTATGTTTTGTTTGGGACATACAGCCATCGTGCTGGTGTTAAGGGAAGGCTCTCTCCTTCTCCTTTCTTTTGTGCTTGTCGCAGCACAGCAGCAGCAGCTTAGTCTTTACTGGGCGAGATGCATGTAATGACCAGCGATACAGCACAGATACTGGTACTGGTACTGGGCTGACTGGACAGCACTGGCGCTGATAGGAGGGTTTTCTGAAACAATCCCACAAAAAAGTCTGAAAAAGTCTGTTTAGCTGTAGAATTTTTGACTTTCTTTAAGCCAAGTGCGCGTGTATAAGCTACTATAGCCCTAAACCTATAGATGTGTAAACCGAAAAAAAAATTTCACTATATTTGTACGGTAACTTTTAAAAAATATATTATGGACA